CTTGAGGCCGCCAAGTTGCGCGCCGAGGTTGCTGCCACCGACGACAGCAAAGCTGAAAGCGAGTCACCCGTGAACCGTGTCGACGTGAAGTCGGAACCGCTGACCTACAGCGAGCACGCACACAGCTCGTTTTTCCGTGACGCCTACGCCGCCGAATTCAACGGTGACGTGTCCGCACGCGAGCGCCTCAACCGGCACCAAGACGAAATGCGCGTCGAACTCCGCGACAGCGGTTCGGCCAACTTTGCTGGTCTCGTTGTGCCGCAGTACCTCACCGGACTGGCCGCACCGTTCCTCCGCGCTGGCCGCTCCACAATGGATGTCTGCAACCAGTTGCCATTGCCGGCCGACGGCCTCACCGTCAACGTGTCGCGTGTCACCACCGGCTCCAGCGCAGCAGCGCAGGACGGCGACAACGGCGCAGTCACCGAAGCCACACCCGATGACACGCTGCTCACCGTGAACGTCCGCACCTACGCCGGCATGGTTGACGTGTCGCGTCAAGCGCTTGAGCGCGGCACCGGCGTGGACGGACTGCTCGCAGCCGACCTCGTCGCTGCGTACAACACCGCGGTGAACGCCGACGTGATCAACGGTGCAGGCACCAGCGGCACGCACCTCGGAATTCTGAACACCTCCGGTATCGGTGACGTGGACAAGGACGACGCCTCCCCCACGGCCGTGGAGACATTCTCCGCGATCATTGAGGCGATCGGCACCGTGACCGCTGCTCGGTACGTTCAGCCCGACATCATCATCATGCACCCGCGCCGCTGGTCGTACCTGCTGGCTGGACTCGACTCGTCGAACCGTCCGCTGGCCGGCATTCAGGGCAACACCGGTCGCAACGTCACCGCGATCGGCAACCCCGGTGCGTACGGCGTCGCTGCTGGCGAGGTCGCTGGTATCCCAGTCGTCGTTGACGCTGGCATCCCGACAAACCTCGGTGCAGGCACGGACGAGGACGCAATCATTGTTGCGAACCGCACCGACCTCGTGCTGATGGAACAAGCATCGTCGCCGCTGATGCTCCGCTACGAGTCGGTCGGCTCAGGCACCCTCACCACCCGCATGGTCGTGTTCGGCTACAGCGCGTTCACCGCAGGCCGCTACCCCGGCGGCGTTGCGAAGGTGCAGGGCACGCTCCTGAGCGCCACCCTCTGATCACCCCTGACCGTGCCCGGTCGGTGACCCCTCCACACCGACCGGGCACACGGAGGAACTATGGACAAGTACCTACAGAACCTCATCGACCAGGGCGCAGACCCGCACCTCATCGCAAAACACGCCGGCAACGGTGTGGTCGAGGTGCAGACGACGCAGGCACCGGCCGACACGCACGGCAGCGAACCGCGGCCGGTGTCGCGTCGTCGAACACGCAAAAAGGCAGCTGAGTGAGTAACTACACGACAACCGCGCTGGTCAAAGCGTCGTTAGGTATCCCAGCGGCTACCACGTCGGAGGACACCGCAATCGCGGCGGCGATCGCTGCTGCCGAGGCGCTGATCGACAACTACACCGGTCGCACATTTACTGCGGCCGAGTCGACACGCACCTACATGCCGCGCACCGCATCCATTCTTGATGTGGACGACATCGCGACGACCTCCGGTTTAGTTATCAAAACTGACGAGGATCAAGACGGCACGTTTGAAACCACGCTGACGGTGACGACTGACTATGTCATCCAAAAGAATGACCCACCGTTCAGGATTGTGACAAACGTAAACCGTGGCTGGCCGCTGTCTCTGTACGGTCGTAACACGGTAGAGATCACCGCCACGTTTGGGTACGCCACCACGGTGCCTGACAACATCAAACAGGCCGCGCTACTGATGGCGTCACGTTTGTTCCAACGCAAAGCGTCACCGCTTGGGTTTCAGGCTGGCGCTATTAGCGAGTTCGGGCCGGTGCGTATCTCGCGGACTGATCCTGACGTGGCCGCGTTGCTGCAAGGCACCAAATTGTTTGGCGTTGGCTGATGGCCGACTACGGCACGATCAAAACGGGTTTAGCGGACGCGCTGCGCGCCTCCAGCAACCTCACCGTTGTGTACGAACAAGTACCCGACGTGTACACCACACCATGCGCGGTGCTGGTGCCAGGTGACAACCCGGCGACATATCACGGCGCGATGGCAGGTCAAGGTTTCACCGTGTTTGAATTCAAAGTGCAAATCATGCAACAACGATTCGACCTCGACGCCGCAGCTGACGCGCTCGACGTGTTTATCCACGGCCCCGACAGCGTCGACGCGCTGATGCGAGCCGACCGCACGCTCGGCGGTGTCGCAGCAGACACGATCACCGACCGTTGTGCAAACATTGGGCAGGTACTCGCCGGCGATGACGTGTTCCTCGGCGCCGAGTTCGACGTGAGAGTGATGGTGCAACCATGAAATACAAAGTGACAAGCGACAAACTGCGCTGGCCTACCGGAACAATCGTCAATGCTGACGATCTGGCAGGTAGTAACATCGGAGTGTTGATCAACGCCGGCCACCTGGTCGAAGTTGGCAGCGAACCGGAACCGGAACCACAAGAAGAAACCCTCGAGGAGTTGTAGAAATGGCTCAGATCGTGCTCACCGACGTTTCGGTGACCATCAACTCGGTTGATTTGTCAGACCACGTCACGTCGGTCACGATCAACCATGACGCCGACGCGGTCGAAATCACCGCCATGTCGGACACCGCACACAAGTTCACCGGCGGTCTGGAGAACATCTCCGTGACAGTCGAACTGCAAAACGACTATGCCGCAGCGAGTGTCGATGCGACCTTGTCACCGTTGGTCGGTTCAACGACCACGGTGCTGATCGTGCCCACCAGCGCCGCAGTTGGTGCGACTAATCCTTCATTCACGGTCTCAGACGCTCTGTGCGTGTCCTATCAGCCCGTGTCGGGCGGCGTGGGCGAGTTGGGTACCGCCAGCGTCGAGTTCCAAGGCGGCACCCTCGTGCGAGCGGAGAGCTGATCACGCATGTTTGGTTTCAAGGTGACCGTCACCAAGCGTGACGGTACGGAGGGCACCTACGACCTCGACCTCGACTCGCTATGCGAGTTTGAGGAAATCGCTAAGGTCGGTGTACCCGTTGCATTTTCAGAACAAAACCTCAAATTGCAGCACCTGGCGTTGCTCGGTTGGATCGCAGAAAAGAACGCCGGCAACACGGTGAAACCGGTGAACACATGGCGTAAGGATGTTGTCAAAGTCGACATTGACCAAAGCGACCACCCTACGTCCGCGGTGGAATAGCAGCCCAGATCGCCTCGCTAGCGATCGCTACAGGCATTTCACCGCGAGAACTGCTCAACACACCGCCAGTCGTCATCACGGCGATGCTGCGACAACTAAAAGAACAGGCCAAGCAGCATGAGCGGAGTGTTCGGGTTCCGTCTAGAAAATAGGCAGGGCAAACAGCAGATTGAAGGTCTGCGCGAATTACAGCGTGCGTTACGCCAGTTAGGTGATGACACCAAAACGGCGATGAAACCAACGCACCAGCAAGCAGCCGACATCGTCGCAGAAGCTGCTCGAAGTAAAACCCCGGTGCGTACCGGCCGGTTGCGTCGATCCGTCAAAGGCTCGGCGGTCATGTCTGGCGGTCGTGTCCGCATCGGCTACGGCGGTGGCGCACCATCGTTGTATGCCGGCCCGATCCATTTCGGTTGGCCTGCACGTCGGATACGTCCGCAACCGTTCGTGTATGACGCACTTGACCCGAAACGACCTGAGGTGCTCAGACTGTACGAACGTCGTATCGACGAACTGACGAAGAAGTACGATTTGAGGTAGTCATGGCTAAGTCGATCAGTATTCCTATTACCGGCAACGCGGCACCGCTGCGTAAAACGCTGGACAACACGTCGCAGTCAATGTCGAAGTTTGGCTCGAGTGTCAGCAAGTCGTTTGCGAAGATCGGCAAGGCTGCAGCGATTGGCGGCGCGGCGGCGGCTGCGGGTGCCCTAGCACTAGGCAAAGCGGCGTTTAGCGCGGCAGAGGCGGCCTCAACGTCCAATGCGCGCATTGAACAGGTCGCAACGTCTATGGGTTTGTTCGGTGACCAGGTCGGCGCGGTATCTGACCGGCTGATCGACCTTGCTAACGAACAGGCACGCCTAACTGGTGTCAATCAAAACACCATCAAAGAATCACAAGCATTGCTGTTGACGTTTAGCAACATCGCTGAATCAGCCGACGAGGTCGGCGGCGCGTTCGACCGGGCAACACAACTCACGCTGGACATGGCCGCGGCCGGGTTCGGTTCCGCTACCGATAACGCAAAGCAGCTCGGTAAAGCACTAAACGACCCGATCAAGGGCATAACGGCGTTGTCACGTTCAGGTGTGACGTTCACCGAACAACAAAAAGAGCTGATCGCAACGCTGGTCGAAACCGGCGACCTGCTCGGCGCACAAGATTTGATCCTCACCGAGATCGAGAACCAGGTCGGTGGCACCGCGCTAGCAACCGCAAACGCTAGCGATCGCATCAAAGTGGCGTTTTCGCAGATCACAGAACAACTCGGCATGGCGTTGCTACCCGTGTTTGAGAAACTGACCGGGTTCGTGTTAGACACCGTCGTGCCAGGAATACAAAAACTGGTCGACGTGTTCGAGGAAGACGGTTTGCTCGGCGTTTTGAAACTGGTCGGCGGCTGGATCGTTGACGGTGCCACACTCGCAATCGAAAAACTGTGGGAATGGGCAAAGGCCGTCGGTTCATGGATCATTGACACCGGCCTGCCCTACCTCGGCGGCAAAGCAGAGGAATGGGGCAACGCGCTGTGGGAATGGGTGCAAACCGACGGCTGGGACGCAATCAAAAAATTGGCTGAATGGCTCGGCTCTGTCGGAACGTGGTTTATCGACACCGCGCTGCCGTACCTCGGCCAAAAGGCTGGTGAGTGGGCGGCTGCGTTGTGGGGCTGGATACAAACCGACGGCTGGGACGCAATCAAAAAACTGGCTGAATGGCTCGGCTCTGTCGGTTCATGGTTTGTCAACACGGCGTTGCCGTATTTGACAACTAAAGCGCAACAGTTGACCGTGACGCTGTCCGAGTGGATCAACACCGACGGCACCGACGCCACCAAAGCACTAGCCGAGTGGATGAACAGCGTCGCGGACTATATCCGTGACGACCTCGGCCCAGCGTTCAGCGACGCAATGGCCGGGCTAGTCGACTCGTTGTGGGCGTGGATCAACGGCACCGAAGCAACCGAAGCAACCGACGAGGCCGCCGAGGATTTGTCAAACAACTTTGCGAAAGCGTTTGTCACCGAATTGGCACCAGCCCTGTTGCGCGTCAATTATGAGATATACCAGGCAATCGTGGACGGCATGGCCGGTGCGGTGAAACAGGCCGGCAAAAACGCTGCGTCAGATTTTGTGAGCGGTTTCGGCACAGGCGATTTCGGAAACATTCTTGACAACCTGCCACGCCTCGCGGTCGGCGGTGCCGACCTGACACCCGGTTTCGACATTCCGTTCATACCTGGCATGGCTCGAGGCGGCCCCGTCAAAGGCAACACACCGTACATCGTCGGTGAAAAAGGGCCGGAACTATTCATGCCGCACACCGCAGGCAACATCGTGCCAAACCACCGGCTAGGCGGCGGTGGCGTCAACGTAACTGTGAACATGCCGGCCGGGTCGAACGGTGAAGATGTGGTGCGCGCTATCCGTTCGTATGCGCGTCGTGCAGGTAATTTGCCGATACCTGTCACCAATCAGGTGCGGTCGTGACGATCAGCACCACCTATCGGGTGCGGATCGGGTCGGTGCCTGACCCCTCGGATGTTGGGCCGACTGATTTCACGTCACGCACAATGGGTTTCCGTAGCGAACTGTCAGCACCTGTCGGCCGGTTCGGTCGCGGTGAACTAGTGCTCGACCTCGACAACACCGACGGTGCGCTCACACCCGGTTCGGACGGCACCTATTCGTCGGTGGACTGGCTGTCACAAGGCGTGTTTATCGACGCGACAGTTGGGTCACACACCCGATATGTGTTCGACGGGATTATCACCGAGTTCGACATCGTCGACGAT